ATCGTGATAATCTATATAATGGTAATGTTAACCCATTAGCTACATTCCCTGGTGAAGGTGTTGTAGTATTTGGTCAAAAGACATTACAACGTAAAGCAACAGCTTTAGATCGCGTAAACGTTCGTCGTTTATTGATCGCATTAAAAGATTTCATCGGTCAAGTAGCTAACAACTTAGTATTTGAACAAAATACAAACGTTACTCGTAACAGATTCTTAGCTCAAGTTAACCCTTACTTAGAATCAGTAGTACAAAGACAAGGTTTATATGCTTATAAAGTTGTAATGGATGAAACAAACAATACAGCTGATGTGATTGATAGAAATCAATTAGTAGGTCAGATCTATATCCAACCAACTAAAACAGCTGAATTTATCATATTAAACTTCAACGTATTACCAACTGGCGCTACATTCCCTGGATAGGGGATGTAGTTGCTTAATATTTATTAATAGCAATTAAACACAACATAAAATGGCAGTATTAGACGCTAATGAAATAATGTTCACAGCATTTGAACCTAAAGTTCAGAATCGCTTTATCATGTATATCGATGGTATCCCAGCGTACTTGATTAAGAAAGCATCTGCACCTGGATTTGAAGCTGGTGAAATTATTTTAGATCATATCAACGTTTACCGTAAAGTTAAAGGTAAAGTACGTTGGAACGACATGACTTTAGAATTATACGATCCTGTAACTCCATCTGGTGCTCAATCAGTAATGGAATGGGCTCGTTTGGCTCACGAATCAGTAACAGGCCGTGATGGTTATTCTGATTTCTATAAGAAAGACTTAACCTTAGACATTTTAGGACCAGTAGGCGATGTAGTAGGTGAATGGATAATCAAAGGTGCTTACGTTAAAACAGCTACATTCGGTGATTACGATTGGGCTAGTGACGCTGCAATTAGTTTATCTGTAACAGTAGCTATGGATTACTGCGTATTGAATTTCTAAAAATTACAATATTTCTTTTTTAAGGACGTTTGCTTTGGCAAACGTCTTTTTTTTTCGTATATTTATATATATAAAATATATAAAATAAGTTTATGGCTGAATTAAAAATTCCAACAGAGACAATCTCTCTACCATCAAAAGGTTTATTGTATCCCGAAACATCTCCGTTATCTAAAGGACAAATTGAAATGAAGTATATGACAGCTAAGGAAGAAGATATCCTTACTAATACTAACTTTATTCGTCAAGGTACTGTAATTGATAAATTATTGCAGGCCTTAATCGTAACTCCTATTGAGTATAACGAATTGTTAGTTGGTGATAAAAATGCAATATTAGTTGCTGCTCGTGTTTTAGGTTATGGTAAAGACTATACATTTAAGTATACAAACCAAAGAAACCAAGAATCAGAAGTAACAGTAGATTTATCAGCCCTAGAAGATAAACAAATAGATGAATCGTTATTTAATCGTGGTGTTAATGAATTTACATTTACCTTACCACATTCAAGTAACAATATAACATTCAAACTATTAACACACGGTGATGAACAGAAAATCGATGCTGAAATTAAAGGCTTACAAAAAGTAAATCCAAATTCATCTACTGACGTTACAACACGTTTAAAATATATTATTACATCAGTTGAAGGTAAACGTGATCAAAAAGACATCCGTGAATTTGTTGATAACTACCTAATAGCTAAAGATGCTAGAGCATTACGTGAATATTATGCTAAAATTTCCCCAGACATTAATTTAACATTTATGCCTGAAGATGAAAGTTATACAGGGGAGGGTATAACCATACCAGTATCACTTAACTTTTTTTGGCCTGACTCCGGAGTATAGATTATATCTATTTTCTCAAATTCATGAAATAGTATTTAATAGTCAGGGTGGTTATGATTGGAATACTATATATAATATGCCTATTTGGCTTCGTTTGTTTACATTTAATAAATTAAGAGAATATTATGAAAAACAAAAAGAAGAAATGGACAAACAACAAAGTATGCTAAAAAATAAATCAGGAAAAGGAGACTTATCACGACCAAACATAGCTCCAAAACCACCAACCTATACTGCGAAGGCGCCTAAAAAATAGGCGCTTTCAATATTTATACTATATACTAATATAATATGCCACCACCAACCCCAGCACAATTACAGGCACAAGTTGATAAATTAAACGAAAGTCTTAATCAGATCAATGACTCTATCAAAGACATTGGTGGTGATTTAAGTGGGGGTGTTGTAAAAGGATTAGTAGCTGCTGTAGAAAATACAAGAAAACTTACAAATAACCTAACTGAATCTAAAGATCTTTCTAAAGATATTATATCTGCAAATAAAGAATTAAACAAGCAAATAGTTAAAAATGAGCAACTTAGTGTTGCAAAAGCTATAGCAGAACAAAAATTAGCTAAAGCGATAAATGATAATAATCGTAATGCTGAAAGAAGATACAAAAGTGAAGTTTCAAGTCTTAGAACACAAATAAAGCTTAATGAACAGATAGAAGATCAGATACGAAAGGTAGCTCAAGTAGCTGAAGAAGAAAAAAAGATATCTGATGAGAAAAAGAAACAAAACAGTTTAGGGGAGGTTCTTAAAAATACACTTAAAAATACTCTTGAACCCTTTAAGGAAATATTTTCTGTAGCGGGTATGTTTAAGATAATGGTAGATTCTGCTTTTCGCTTTAATAAAATATCAACAGAAACAGGTAAGAGTTTAGGATATGGTGCTGATAAAGCAGACGCAATAGCTACTAAATTTGTTGATGTAGCTCAAAATTCTTCTAACATTAATGTCACTCTAGCTAATCTTGGAGAAGCAATGGGTCAACTGAGTGAAGCCACAGGATTTGTAGCTAACTACTCAGCTGATGCTTTAGAGACACAAATAATGTTAACCAAACAATTTGGATTAACAGGAGATGAAGCAGCAGGTATCTATGAATTATCAGTATTAACAGGCAAATCATCATCTCAGGTTAATGATAGTATGGTTGGTGCCTTTGTTAATATGAGAAACCAACTTAGAGCTGGCGTTCCATTTAAAGCAGTAATGGCTGAAGCTGCAAAAGTATCAGGCCAACTAGCTGCTAATTTAGGTAACAACCCAGCACAAATTGTAAAAGCAGTAACACAAGCAAAAGCATTAGGTACTACTTTAGAACAAGTAAAAAACCAAGGTGAAGCTCTTTTAAATTTTGAAACATCAATTGAAAATGAATTAAAAGCAGAATTATTAACTGGTAAACAATTAAACTTAGAAAGAGCTAGAGCCGCTGCTTTAACGGGTGATCAAGTTACATTAGCTCAAGAATTAAATAAGAATGTAGGTTCATTGGAAGAATTCCAAGGAATGAACGTATTGCAACAAAAAGCATTAGCTGAAGCTGTAGGTTTAACAACAGATCAATTAGCAGATCAATTAAGAAAACAAAAATTATCACAAGAAACAGGTAAATCTTTAGCTCAAATTACTAAAGAAGAAGCACTTGAAGCAGAAAAAAGACAAGCAATACAAGATAAATTTAATCAAGCTATTTTAAAATTACAAGATTTAATAGGTAATCTAGTAGCAGGTCCATTATCAATATTCTTAGATGGTTTATCTACAGCACTTACCCTTGTTGGATATATTTTAAAACCAATTGAGTGGATAGCAAGCTTAGCTGAACTTATTGGAGAAAAGTTTGGTAAATGGTCTGAAGCTTTAGGTCCATTTAGTTTTGTATTAAAAGGAATAGCAGGTGTAGCTATATTAATAGCAGCTTATGGAGCCTATGCTTCCCTAGCTTGGATACCTGTTGTTGGTACTATATTAGGAGCTGCTGCTGCTGTTGCTGTAATGTCTAAAGGATTTAGTGCATTAAACTCTCAGAAAGTAGGTGATATGATTAGTCCTGCTAATGGTAAAACCCAAATATCAACTAAAGAAGGTGGATTATTTGAACTAAGTAAAAATGATGATTTATTAGCAGGGCCTGGATTAGCAGATAAAACTGGTGGTGGTGGAGTAGGTGGTGGATCTATAGATATAACACCAATGGTAACAGCAATAAATGAAGTTAAAGCAGCCGTTAAAGAATTAATGAATCGCCCCGTAATAGTTAATATGGATAGCAAGCAAGTTGGTTCTAGCCTAGTTCAGAATGCCTCATATAAATCTGCATAATTTCAAATATTTATACGAAACACTAAATAAAATAAACCATGAGTTTACTTGACAAATTAACTACTAACGGAACATTAAGTATGAAAGGTGTAAAACCTGCAAACTTTGGTGTTGACCCAATACCACCAAATTCATTACACAAATTATACTCAGTTGATGGAAATCCTAATGTAACTTGGAGATTAATTCCAAATAATTTACCTATGAAACCACCACCATCTAAATTGGATGAATTGGATACTCAAGCTCCAAATCTTCAAAGAGTTGGTGTGGTATCACAAGTATATAAATCAAGCACAGGCCGTAGATACAAAGATTTAGGACCTAAAGGCGGACGTTACTAATATGCCATTAATCGATCTAAAAACCAACTTAAAATCACTTAAGTACGGGCATGATCGTCCTGGCGGAGGTGATAGCAACCAACCCTACATTACAAACGACATTAATGATCCTAAAAACAGATTAGGATTTGATGATGGGTTAATTAGAGGTGGTGCCATTGGAGCTGCTAAAGCGTCAATAAACGATACAGCCCGTATTGGTAAATTCTTAACTGATTTACCAAAGGGTCCTTTATTCATTGTTAAACAAGTAGGTTTACAATTATCAAATCCAAAATTAGAATCCCTAGTAAATAAAACAGGGGTTGGTTTTTTAAATAGATTATCTGTTGCTCTTGATAATGTAGGTATTGGTTCAACTCGTATATATAACCTAGGTATTAATACATTAGCACAAGTTCCAGTAAATGCATTTGGTATCCACTTTAATAGACATGGTTTACTACCTGTTCAAGATGATAGCACTAAATACTTATCTGTAGTTCAGAAAAATAACCAAGGTACAGGAAGTTCTAATGCTAAACTTCTACCAAATAGCCCAAATAGATTGTTAAGGTATGCAGAAAAATTATTACCTGCAGCTCCACCAACAATTAAACCAACATCAGTTATTAAGCAATTACTATCATTAATACCAGGAGCTTCTCTATTCATGAAGCCAAAACAAATGATGATTGCTGAATATGTAGGTGGTCCTGGATCTGTTTACGGTGTTGGTAAAACATTTATTAGAAGATATGATTACACATCTAATGGTTTTAACAAACAACAACCACAAGATAAAGGTAAAATAAATTATCCAGGTATATTAGGAGTATCAAACCAATACTTCCAACCACAATCCCTTTCTGTACAAAATATTGTAAAAAACTCTATACAAAATTCATCATTATCATCATTATCACTAAATGGGTTGTTAGGGTTACAAGCATCGGCTTTTTCATTAATTGTAAAGTCTGCCTCAGTACAAATAAATAATTACAACCATATAGATTTATCAAATCCCACATCAGCACCATCACAGATTAACCAAACAGCTGTTGCATATAGAAATAATACTCCTGCTGGTAGAACATATGAAGAATTAAATGCCCAAATAAATAAAAACAACCAAACACCACAACCACACTCTACAATAGGAGGTAACCCAGGCAATGTACAATATTTTGGTGATTTAGGAGTATCTAGAGATTATTTTTACTCTCCTTTTGATATTGAAGAAGGAGATACAGCATTAGAAGTAAACAATATAACTAATAATGGTAAAACAATAAACTACCCATCAGCTATTACTTACACTTCTAATAATGCTGTTGGAAAATATATTGAATTACAAAAGAAAGTTTCAGATTCACAATTACTTAAAGATACTAATAGTGTAGGACTTTATACGACTGCCGTTAATGGTACTAGAATTGATAATACTAAAGGTGCATATAGTACAAAACAATTAGTAGATTCTGCAGGTATTGGTAGCATTCAATATAAAAATAGCTATGGTGAAATAGTTAAAATAAAAGCATATAAATCTTGGAGTGAAGTTTCTCGTGAAAAAAGAGTTGGTAGTGGTAGAACAGATGCAATTAATTTAACCCCAATATTTTCTAAAAACACAGGTACAATTACAGATAAAGTTAAAATACCAGGAGTAGTAGGAACAAATCCTGATGGAAGTTGTAATATAAGAGATTTAGTTAAATTTAGAATACAAGCAATAGACGGCACAAATCCAAGTGAGTCAAACTGGATGATATTTAGAGCTTACTTAACCCAACTTTCAGATAGTGTAGATGCTAGTTGGAATAGCGTTAAATATGCTGGTAGAGGTGAAGACTTTTATATATATGGTGGATTTGGAAGAAAAATAAATATTAATTTTAAAGTAGCATCTCTATCGGCAGGAGAAATGGAACCGATGTATCAAAAATTAAACTATCTAATGGGTAATTTAATGCCTGATTATAATGGTACTTTAATGAGAGGACCTTTAGTGAAAATGACTATTGGAAACTGGTTAGATGGTCAGGCAGGAATTATAAATTCATTATCATATACCGTTCCTCAAGATTCACCTTGGGAAATATCATTAGGTGAAGATCAAGCAAAAATTCGTACTTTAATTTTACCTCATGTTGTGGAAGTAAATATGACGTTTACTCCTATCGGTTCACAAACTAAAGGCAATAATAAAATATCTAAAAAAGATAATGATAAGTTAGAAACATCTCATATTGCACAAAACTATAATGCAAATGAAACTCAATATATAACAGGTAGTATACTACAAGGAACATAATTAATATATTAATGAATCGCTACGAAAATTCAGACATACTAAAAACGGCAAATACAAATCGCCCATACTACAAAGGTAAATTTTACCCAAACATTCCTTTGTCAGAGTCTGATGTGTATGTTATTACTACTGTTGGAGATAGACTTGATAATCTAGCTTTTTCTTATTATCGTGACGCTACCTTATGGTGGGTAATTGCTGCTGCGAATAATAATGCAACTAAAGGAGCATTATACCCAGAACCAGGTACGCAATTAAGAATACCAACCGATATAAATAATGTTTTAAATTTGTATGACCAATTCAATAAAGCCAGATAAATGTTATGTCAATATTTAAAGAAACCTTCAAACCAGGAGTTCAGAAACAGATAGAAAATCGCCAAGATGCCCTTGGTACAACTTCTCGTTCATCCGATATGATTCAATATTTTAATTCACGTAACTCGTGGATTAGAATGTCTTCTGCTGTTGATGTAAAGGGAGATGGTGGAGTTTTAGCCAGTAAATGTATTTTACAAGGAGGAACCTTAACAAATGCTGGTGTTGGACTTGTATTAAAATCAGGAGTAGGAAGTAGCAATCAAGCATATTCTACCAAAACACCAGGAGGTCAACTCAATAGATTAGGTATTAGACCAATGCCCGGGATAACATCATTAGATGTCAAATCAAAATCAGCATATGGTTCATTAAGAGAAGCAAATGTAAGCTTTCAATGTTGGGATATTAAACAACTTGAAGAACTAGAATTACTATATATGCGCCCAGGATATTCTGTATTAGTAGAATGGGGATGGGCTCCTTATTTAGATAATAGTACACCTCCAAAGTTACAACCCAATGTTCCATTACCTCCTTATCTTTTCCAGAAATTAACCAAAGAACAAATTTGGAAAGAAATTTATGATAGATCTGCTAAAGATGGAAACTACGATGCTGCATATGGATTGGTAAAAAATTATAGCTGGAAAGCCCGTAGTGATGGAGGTTATGATTGTAATGTTTCTATTATAACAATGGGTGAAGTATTAGAATCATTAAAAATTAACTATGGTGCTTATGATGTATCATCATTAAAAACAAATGGATTATTCCCTTTAATAGCTGCGCCGGCCGCAGCCTACAGTTTTAATACAGGCATAACTAAAGTTAACGCAACTACTGGATTAAGTGGAATAAATGTTGTTGCTGCTACTAATACTACTGCTATTGTAAGAGATGATATAGCTGCTGCTTATGCTCAAAATATAGTTGCTGGTATATGTGCTGAATTATATTATAAAGTTAGTGATAATGCTACTGTAAAATCAAAGGATGTTGCTGCTCATAAAATTGTAGATGCAAATAATGGAGGTTATGAATATAATTTTTTAAAATATAAAGTTGAAATGACTTCATCTGGTCCTACTATTACTGATGGGTCAACTCAAATATACATTAGATTAGAAGATTTTCTTGAGATATTAAATCGTTATGTTTTATTAAGTGATAAAAAACATAAAACCCCACTAGCCAAAATATCCGTACGTGAAAGAGAAACAAAAATTCCTTTACTGTGTTTAGGTAACATTCATCAAATCTCAACTAACCCCCATGTATGCCTAATTAAAAATGATGCATACTTAGACCCAGATACAAAGCTGGGGGTTGTGGGTCTTAATGTTACTGCAGTTAAAACATATCTTAATGAAATTAATTCAAGATTTACTTATCTAAACCCCACCACAGAATTCGGAGAGATAGGAAATGTATTTGTAAATTTAGATTATCTTTATGGTTTATCATTAAGTGATACTTTAGCAGAAAAAGATAAAAAAGAAAAAAATGATATAATATTATTTGATTATATCAAATCAATGATGAGTGGTATTAATACTACTATAGGAAACGTATCTAACTTTGATATATTCATTGATCCCGTAGATTCTGTAGGTAGAATTATAGATGTGAATTATGTTGATACTACTAAGAGAGGTGATGCCTATAAAAATGCATTTGAAATACAAGTACACAATTTAAAATCAACAGTAAGAGATTATAGTCTAGAATCACAAATATTCCCAGAACAATCAACTATGGTTGCTATTGGAGCTCAAACAAAAGGAGGTGCTTTGGGAACAAACACTAGTACACTGATAGATTACAATAATGGCTTAGTTGATAGAGTTATACCTCAAAAAGAAGCCCCAACATCTGATAGTACTGCTAGTGATGCTGATAAATTATTTGAATTACAAAAAAGTTGGGCTATTATCGCTGATCTTTTTATTCAATTAATCCCAGATTGGTTTTCTGCTGGTGATTACGATGTAGAAGAGTCATCAAAATATTCTAATGCTTTAAAAGATATTATTAACTTTTTTACTTCTATTGGAAATTCAAATGCTAAAAATAGAGCTATTATTCCTACTAAATTATCTCTTACTATGGATGGTATTGGTGGTATGGTGATAGGAAATATGTTTAAAATAAACAATGATATCCTCCCAGCTGGTTATAAAGGAGCAACGGATCCTAAGGGTGTTGGTTCAAAAATAGGATATATTGTTACTGGACTAGGACATAAAGTTAGCAATAATGATTGGACTACTCAAGTTGATGCCCAGTTTGTTGTTTTAGATGAACCTACAGGAACACCAGGTTTCCCATCAGTTCAAGCTATTAATAGAAGTGTTACTGCCGTTTCTGGAAGTATTATAGGTGGTAGTGGTGGACTTACACCACCCACACCTCCATCAGGTGATGTTTCTGCTCTTGGATTTATTTTACCAGTAGCAACTCCATATACTATTACTAGTCCACTTTCTAGAGCAAAGGAAAAAAAGCTTAATACACCCGTTATTCCATTTACAACACATAAAGGAATAGACATACAAGGACCTAATAGAGCTAACCCAGATGCTGGCAAAAGTTCTATTTTTGGAGGTTTAGGCACAACAGGAGATGGAATATTTGCAGTACAAGATGGTAAAGTAATTAAAGCAGAAGGCCCAGGTGTAACGGGATTTGAAAACTGGGTATATATACATCATACAATAGGGGGTACATTATATACTTCAATTTATGGTCATATGCCTTTAAAAAGTATACTTGTTAAAGCTGGAGACACAGTAAAAAGAGGACAACAAATAGCATCCATAGGAACTGAAGGAATAAGTGATGGATTTCATCTTCACTTTGAATTATGGCAAGGAGATAGAAAAACATTACTTGATCCTATAGATTATTTACCTTTCTTTAAAGCAAATGGAGGAATTATTCCAGACACTACAATTATAACAAAAGGCTCAACCTTTAAATAATGAAAGTACCAAGCAACATAATAACTACTAACAAATATACAATAGGAGATGAGTTTGTGTACCCAGACACAAATAAACCTTATACTGGATATTATTACGAAATCAATGGATCTTTTTTTCAAGGAAAATCATTTAATACTAATTCTCCTAAAATTATAAGAAAACAAGACTCAAATAAACTACTTGACAACCCCGCTACTAAAACATATGCTCAACTAGCAAATATTACATCTCAACAATTGTCATCACCTGAATATACACATTTACCTTTTTCCTCATTTGAAGTAAGCGATTATGGTGATTCGGATATTATAAGATATTTTGTAAAGCAACTAAACACTTCCCCTATATTAATTAGAGAAACAGACGGAATATCATTTCAAAGTCTAATTAGTAACTCACTATACCAAACATTAGCTGTAAGTGAAAATGATATATATAAATTAGATGAATTAGATAAATTAATGCCTGGTTTAAAGGCTTTTTTGTCGGCCTAAATTTTTAGTCTTATATTTCATTCAAATAAAAAGGTTATGTTTTACATTATTGAACGTTCAGACCAGCTAGAAAAGCTGGGTAGTTTTGGGGACTGTTTCGTTAGTTTCATCCCCAAAAACAACAAGTTCCACCCCGCATTAACTGATTTAAGTTTAGTTTACGTTAGGGATCTTATAAGGACTAAAGGATTTATGCTGTGTATTAATCACAGTGAGTCATTTGGATTAAAGAAAGAAGATGTTGAGTGGTGGTTAGTTAACAACACACAAAAGATGTGGGTGCTAGATAAGAAAGAAGCACTGTATTATTTCAACAAACCACACAAATTATTTGATGTAAATTTCATCAAACACATTCATAAAATCCCAACAAATTGTAGTGAATTTTATTACACTAAACATTATTCTCTATCTAATGTTAATTGTCTAATACCAATCAGCAAACATTATGAAGAGTGGGAAAATGTATTCAGCGAAGTATTACCATTGATCCAATCATATACACCGAATGATCAATTTACCTTTAACAATGAGCGTACAACTAATGTATTCTATCAGCTCGAATCAAACGGTATAAAGCTCAATAAAAATTGCTTCATCGACTATTACCAAGGTAAATTACCCCACCCAGAATTCAATTTATCTCGCGGAAAAATATACACAC